CACTCCTTATCAAAGCTGCAATACGCTCTGCCCGTGCGCCGACTTGCCCGGCCCACCGACTGTCCAATGCCTCGTCCGCTGCCTTGGGATAATTACCGTCCTTCAGCGCGGCCAGCATCTTCTGAAAACCTTCCAATCTGGGCCAGCCAATGTTGAAACACATATTGGCAAGCGCCCGCTTGGCGTCGGCGGGCATGTTCACCCACCAAGGTATCTTGAAATTCAATTCCGCTTCGACGTTGTCGATGTCGTTCGCCAACATGAATTCAGCTTCTGCAATCGAAATGCCCCTATCGTCTATGTTACGACCAACGCCAATGGTCTGCTTGCCCACGGTGTCACGATAGAGATTAGTCCGCATCCCTTCGTCGCGCTTCAAATCTTCGATAAGTCTGTCGCGATTCATTGCTTTCTCACAAGATGGATCAACTGGGCAAGCATGACAATCGCTACTGATGTCAGGATGAGGCCAATGCCTTCGCCAAGCGTGATCGCTGCGAATGTTTGGAGGAACGTCATGGACAGCCCATGCCTTTCAACCCCACGGCTTTTGACAGGGCACAGTTACCGGACATTTTTAAAGTTTCCCAGTTTTCCGTTTGTTTCCATCAACGTCTTTTCGACATCGTCAATTGTAGCACCAAGAGCAGCATCATAAGCAGTTAAAATCGCATACATTTTACCATTTTGCGAGGTGTGAACTATTGACGTAACATTATCTTCAATTGCTCTCACTAGGATATCCACCACGCGCTGATGCCACTTATTGAAGTTGTTGATGAACGCGCTTGATATCCCCTCTCGTTTTGCATCTGCAATGTAATCCGTCACCGTTTCATTGAGATTGTGACTTAGCAACGCGTGCATTTCAGCGTCCGATAGTTCATTGAAATCTGTGGACTTTACCAGTTTTTCCAGACTATTTTGGAAAGCAGCGAACTTAATCGTTAAGAATTTCTTAGCCGTTACTGTTACATTCAGTTGTGGAATAACGAGTTGCAGCCAAGTATCTGCATGAGTAAAAAGCGAATGATTTAATAGTACAGTTTGGTTGATTTCGCCTGATGCCAACTCTTGTCGCTCAAGATGATTTTGTACCAGCATGACGCCCATTGGACTGAAACCTGTAATGGCCGCTACTGCAATCATGGCAATATTCTTTGTCAGAGTCATTTTATAAGCCTCACAACGGCACTCCCGGTGTCTCACCTATAATCCTTATAAGATCAGTTCCAGATGCTATTAGACACATTAGCGCCCCGTGATCAGGTGTAACGACACTCAATGTCGCGCTCCAAGATTCTCCGTTATTAGCCCATAGCTCAAACATCGCCTTTCCATTCCCTACAATCCCCTGCATAATTGGCACTTCACCATGTTGGCCGCGAAGAACCTCCACGAAATGGTCTTTCGTCGTGCAAAGAAAGGATGCCGGGGCATGGTAAAATTCCATTACTCATTCACCAGTTTCCGGCCATTCTGCTTTTTCAGTTCAAGCAGTATCAACTTAATATCGCGCTGCACTTCTTTTTGTTGTTCTCTGATAATCTCTACAACTGTCGCAACCCGGATTTGATCCTTTTGGGCCTCATGTATGGCAGTGTCTTGCCGTTGGTTAACCACAGCAGCGTCCTCGGCCTTGAGGAAAGTCGTCCCAGCGACGAAGGCAATCCCTAACAGGGATAGAACGACGGTAAGCGGTAGATGCCGGATTACAGGCGCGGGGACGTGGCGCAGCATCCCGTCATTCACTGGTTTCAGATGACATTCGTCGCAAGGATCAGCAGCCATAATCTCATTCCGGTTTCGGGTGCTTGGCCTTGACGGCGGCTATATGATCGGCCCAGGTCGTCGTGCCGTTGACGCTGTCCCAGTACTGCATGTCGAGTTGGTCACACACATCCGCATATTCGCCACGTCGCTGGTTACGGACATCTTCATTTAGTTCATCTTCAGTCTTATCGCGGATCGTATATACACTCTTCACTTTGGTTGCCATGACCTTAAACGCCGGACCCTCACGGACCTGTGTCGTCTGATCAAGCGGTTCGTATCCTATGACTTCTTCTGGCAACCACCCGTGGCCCTTGAGCGTAGCCAGATCACCATCAAGGTGATGAAACCCAGAGACGTTTTTGAACGCCGTTGGAAGAAAGCGAGGACCGGCTACAATCTGTCCATTTTCAACATGAAAATATTTGGTCATTGTCTAAGTCTCCTAAAGACCCCATCGGCCTTTGGTTGCATCCCAGATAGTATCACAATTAGCCTTAGTAAGTGGTGTTTCGCCTGCCCAACAGAATAACCCGCCTAGTCTGCCGCCAGAGGCTAGTGGTCCCGAGCCAGTCTGTGACCAAACCCCGACTTGCCAGCCTGTTGCGTCTGTAGAGGATGGCGAACTGTAACTCGGGTCCCAAGTGTCGGAAGAACTCACTTGATTGTAGGCCCCATTGAGATAGAAAAACCCGCCCGCAGCGCCCGCGTTTTCGTCGATACTAAGGCCGCAAAGGTTCCATTGGCTTGTCGGCGTTGTGGTGCCAGCCGGACCCTTTACAAGGCAGTGCCCACCAGACAATTTTTCAACCTCAAGCATATGGGAGTTGGTCGCCGCTGTTCGCCAGCTAACTCCATTCACGACACTGCCATTGACTGTCGTCACATAGCCCCTGTTTGATGGCATGCCCGGATTGTAGAGCCAATACAAGAACGTGAACTGTGCACCTTCCTTATGGCAGTCCTTAATCGACTGAGGGATGGTTGCAGCCTGAAAGTAATTTGTCCCATCAGTCTCAAAATACTCACTAGAGCTAAGACCTCCCGGCGTCCCTATTGGCTCGGGCTCACCCGTACCGCTTGCGTTGAAGTCGTTTCCGGCGGGGGATAAGTCTATCCATACATCACCCGAGCCGGGATTGCTGGTGATTGAGCCAGCATCAAGGCAACAGACAAGGCCAGACGTTAGACCAGCAGTTACTATGTCCTGATAGAAGTTGGCTTCACTCACACCTCCCGCCGCCATCATCATTCTACGAGGGGCAGGCATCAGGAACTATCCGCGCTGGCGATCATGCCATGCCATATGGTGCCGCCGTCGTAAGTCATAAAAACCAAAACATCCAAGCCAGAGGCGGTCAAACTCGGCGCACTTGCTCCGGGCCAATCCACAGAACCGGGCCACGTCACCGTGAAGGCCCCCCCGTTTGTTAACGACAGAGTGAAACTGGACAGTTCGTCCGAAGCCGTGGGGTTGCTAAACGTAAAGGTGCAGGCTTCGTCAATCGTGGCGGTATGGTGCGCCCCGGCGCTGATGTCGAGGGTTTCCGTGGCCCCAGTAACCCCATGCGCCACGGTAACTTCACCGTAGTCCACCAAGTTTATAGCCGATACCTGTTGGTCACCGCCCGTGATGGCCCCCGCAAGGGTCATGGCGGGAACTGCGTTGGTGTCCTCTACGGCAAAGGTGCCAAGACCCAACGAGGTCCGCACTGTTGCACCGCTCTCTGCCACCGGATCAGTGGTGCCGTTCCCGACAATGAACTCACCGTCCGAAAGTGCCGCCATAGCTGTGATGGCGCTGGTGCCACTACCAAGCAACACCCCGCCATTTGTAAAAGTTCCAGCCCCGGTCCCCCCATCTGTGACAGGAACGTCTGTACCACCTGCTCGGTAAACAATGTTACCTTCGATGTTGACATCCCCGGCGCTGGCGCGGGTCAGCGTGGTGTCGGTGGCGTGGCCGAATTCGATGGTATCTACCCGCTGCACACCAGCAACGGACATCGCCGGTCCTGCCGCTTCGCAATTAGTGCCGTCGCAGACGACTTCCATCAGGTAGCCTTGCGGCACCTCAATTGCATCACCAGACGCCCCGCCTACCGTAACAGCGTATGCGCCGCTGGTCGCATTCCAAATGAGATACAAGTGGTTGCGAAGTGGTACAATAATTTTTTCGGCAGAGTTCAGCGTTCCAGTGGCTTTGACCACCCGAGCGTGACTCTCACTGGTGTTTGAACCATCGTTATGTTCGGTATACTGAGTGTCATCTAACGTGTAATTAGCACCACTCAATGAATTGAGGCTGATGTTGGTGATGTCATGGACGCTCTCTTCAAGGCGGCTCATGGCTTGGTTCGCCAACGTGCCCCATGTACCGGATTTTTCGCCGGTAGCCATCTTCTCAAATTTAATCAGGTCTGACGCTGTACTAGCCATCTACTCGCTCCTAAGTGAGGATTTCACTCCATGAAGGCGTCTGCGACGTATCTACCACACCCCATATATGCTCTTCCCCGCTGAACATGGTCATGGACACCCCCGTGACGCTAAGAACTGTTCCACCCTTCCCAATAACGGCACCAAGCGACGATGCCCCTGCCGCCCCCGTGACCGACACCCGGTTCTCGGACGTAACGCTTTCGTCTCCGACAGAAGCCGTCCCGGCCTCGCCCGTGACTGACGCGGCGGCAGACGTGGTGCCCCACGTCCCGTTGCCCCACGTAAGATTGCCCCATGACATGTCATATTGGCCTATGCAATCCTGATTATGGCGTTACTGGCATCAGCGGCAGGGAACTGAATGGTAAAGTCCCCCGTGGTTGAGGATTTATCGCCGCCAAAGTCCAAGACCAGCACAGAAGCATCGGAAGCATGAGAATCGTTGAAGATCATCGCTCCACGCGCTGTGATAGTCGATGTGCTCCACGTCGTATCGGCGAAATCGGTCAAGGCCGTGGTGCCTGACGTGGTGGGCGTCACATTAGTCAAGGCATTGCCCTTGGCAACATAACCCGCCCCAGACACCTCATTTGTGACGGTATAGGCCGTTGTCGTGGCATTTATAGTAGCCGACGACGTATAGAGTGCAGCCCGCATGGTGTGAGCGGCGTTGGTAAAATCATGTTCAGCCTCCAAGATTTCCTGTTTGAAGCTGGTACAGAGTGCTTGGGTGATTGCCATGTGCTATTCCTTCATCTCTGCCGATATCTCGGCTCTCATGGTGACACGTTCGCTCAACATTGCCTGACGAATGTAGAAAAGCAGTATATCACGAAGTTGCGCCCGATACGCCAGCGCCTGATCTCGGATGACGGGGTGTGCGTTGTCCCCGACCTTCATGATCTTGTCCATCGCCATATCGACAAGTTCCTCTGCCGAATGGCCCCGGTTGGTGGTCGTGTGAACATTCACCGACCCTATTTCAGCGAACGTGTTGTTCATGTTGATCATGTAATCGACACCCTCACTTGCCCTGAACGATAGCTGTCTCGACGGTTCTTGCCGTCACCCAACTCCTTCACCTTGATCAGCGCCTCTTTAAACTTGGTGTCATAGAGCGCAAGGAGATCGGGCTCCCCCTTCATGTAGGTGTAGGCTTCCACCAGCGTGGCATAGAGCAACACGGCCTCATTCTCGTCACCCAGCCACGTATTGGTCGCAGTGACGATGCTCTCGGGCTTGAAGAAATAGTGTAGCACCGAAGTCAGTCCGGCATCTGGCGTTGGCCCCAGAAGGAACGTGTCCTCGTCCCACAGCGCGTAATAGCGTGGCGTCCCCTCGGTGCCGGTGGCCTTGAACGCCTCGCGGATGAAATTCACGTCCTTGTTAATCAAGTACTGATAATCGCTTGACCCATCAACCACAGCCAACGAATGTACTGAAATGAAGTCGGACGGGGTCGATAAGAACCGATTTGATGCAGTCAGGGTGCCAGACTGGCTCTTCCTCAAAGCAGGGAGTTGCACCATATGGTAGATGCGATCTTCCGCCTGTTTGACAAACGTCGGCAACTCGGCAACGAAGGTCGTTTCCGAGTTCTGCGTGTACGTCTGGACAGACGCTATGAGTTCAGCGTAGGTCGCCATGATCAGACCTTGAAGTTGAACCCCTTGGTCGCCGCACCAGCGCCCTTGGCCTTGACCGTGGACTGGTTAGTCGGCTTGATACCGGAGATAATCCCTCCTCTGGCCAACTTCTTCCGTAT